AGTTTTTCTTCGGCCTTATCGATACCGGCAAAGAAATTCCTATAACCGTAAGCGATAGAGAAAATTACCGCTCCTATCCCTAGAAGTGTATTCGGATGAAAGATAATTTCAAAGATACCCATTATTAAGACTATATCAGATAAGCTCCACTATTATAATTGCCGGAAAAGTAGTATCGGCTTCCATCGATAAAGTACCAGTTCCAGTTGCCCTTAAAGCGGTTAGGTTATAAGTATGTGAACCGCTAGACGGGCTTTCTACTGTAAAACCGTCCATTTCAAAGTTTGTATTTGCATTAGGTAATGGTGTTCTTATTGCTTGTAAAGTAACCCCACCTTCCTCTATATTTAATCCGGCTCTATCTGCGGCAACGCTAGATTGTATTAAACAAATCCCGCTTATTTTTATTTTTCTACCTGCCGGTATAAGAACCGTAACCGATAATCCGGTTAAATCAACCTCGCTGGTAATAGAACCTTGGTCGTTTAGTTGTTGTCTATAGCCAATAACTCCAGGGNTCGGGGTGCGGTTATAAATTAAGTTACCGATTGTATCTACTACTGATAAAATCGTGCTAGATACCGTTGGGCCGGCGGGGTCAACTTGTCCTTGATTGATATTATTCTGGGCGGCTATAGTAGTTGCACCGGTAGTAACAATCGCTAATCTTATATGGTTAGTAGCTAGGGAAGGCGAGGCCGCGTTATTAGCTACTTCGTTATAATCAATTACTCCGTCGTCTCCTAAGTCAACGTAAGTATCCTTACTAGCGGTAAAATCTCTTGCGGCTACTGCGCTTGCGGTTATTCGTTTTCCGCCAATATAGGTAACTACGCTAGTCATCGAGGCGGTGCGGTCAACTGCCGGATTATCGGCCGTCCAAACTCCGCCGCTCGCTACGAAATTATAAAAAGACTCGCTCCTAAAGGTTTCTAATTTATTATTGGCAGTAGCTAAAGAACCGTCCGCCAAACCCTCGTGGGTGTCGTGGTGTTCGGTGGGGTCTATTGTTTCGCCTGTAGGATAGGTAGGTGTTTGAGGCATTTTAGTTGTGTCCTATTATTATCATCTTAGAACCAGCCGTTAGAGTTGCTCCGCCTCCTGTATTTACAATATGAACTGCGGTAATAAGCGTACTGGCTCCCGAAACCCACTTACCGGCTACGTCGTCTTTACCAGGAGCGTTGGCAGCACCGCCAGAACCTGAGTGTACGACCGTTCCAGTAACTACTTTTTCGTCACTATCAATTAAATTCTGAACTAAGTAGTTTAGTATTTCTCTAGTTCCGCTCGTAGACTCCGCCGGTATACCGGTAGTGCTACCAAGTGTAGTATCGGCCGCTCCGTTAACCGACTTTCTCCAAGAGTAATTAGCTCCACTATCGTTGTTAAATCTTAGAGTTAGTATCTTGGTAGCCGACTCGTTATCTAAGAATATAACTTGTAAAACTTTTCTACTTGGGTAACTTTCAATCGAGATATTAGACGGTGTACCTTCTTTTAATTCACACATAGCTAAAGTCCAGGGGCTTAGATTTCTTCTATCATAGACAACTGTAATTCCAGTACCATCGGTTGTTATATAGGCAATTCTAATATGGTTAGTTGCTAAAGCCGGTACGTTAGAAAAAGCAGTACCCTCGTTATAATCTATGGTTCCGTCAGTCCCTAAATCGACAGCCGTAAATTTAGAAGCGGTAAAGGCGTGGGCTGAAACGGCGGAAGCAGTTATCCTCTTACCGCTTATATAAGCAACGATACTCGTCATAGAGCCGTTTAGACTGGCTCCTAAACTATCGGCAGACCAGACGCCACCGGAAGCTACAAAATCGTTAAGCGTCTCGCTTCTAAAAAGCTCTAGTTTATTATTATTTACATCCTCCGAACCGTCGGACAAGCCGTCGTGAGTCGCCTTGTGTTCGGTCGGGTCTATTATTTGGTCTATCGAGTAAGTTGGGCCTCCACTCATAATAACTCCTAACTAGGCGAGTCTGGATTGTTAATAGTTTCCAGCTTGCCTACAGACTCATCTTGGCTTGCTAACTGCTTATAAAAATTGACCGGTAGTTCTTTCGCCTCTATTACCAGTTTAGCAGGTTCGTAATTTATTCGTCCAATCTGTAAGATTATCGTTCCGAAATCCCTAAAAGACATACCCCATCTATCTACATCCCAACGAGCTTTACCCCAACGGCTAGAGCCGTTCTGCCCGATATTGGCTAAAGATATAACCTCGCCGACGTGTAAGTTTTCTATATCGATACCGGCCGGATTATCGCTTATATTGCTATCGATTAACTCTATGTTAGACCGCATTCTCGGAGAGTTGTTTTCAGTTAAGACTTTAGAAACTATTTTATCGGCGGTATCTTCGATAGTTACGCGGTTATCAGTTATAGCTACCGACTTAACCCCGAACCTATCTATTAAATCCTCGTCCTCATATTTCTTATAAAAGTTGACTCCGGCCGCTATTTCGCCGCCGGTAAAGTAAACGGTATTAACTATATTTTGGCTAATAGCGGTAAGGTTATTTATTGCGACGTTTTTTCCGTAAACTAAGCGATGCTCGTAATCTTCGCTAACCTCCCTTAAATAAATAATGTTATTAGCTTGGTCTATATAAAAGTAAAAGTTAGGCGGGCAAAGCTCAACTATCTTATTTATACACTCTAGAATAGTCATTACTTTGAAAGTGTAACTAGCAGAAGTTAGAGTTGGTTCTAAGGAAGCTCCGCCGTAAGATATTTTCCCGCCTCTTTCTATATATAAATCTAGTATATCCCGTAGCATCTCCGAAGGGTCAATATCACTATAACTTATAGTGGTAGTAAGGTTGGCAGGTTCTATTTTGTAATGTAAATCACCAGCTTGGGGGTAGTATCCTATACCGTTATCATTCCAAAGCCAAGAGACCTCGTCGCTAATCCCTGCTAAATCGTAGTAAAGATTAGGAGTACCGGCGCTACCAGGGGATATAACAAAATGGTAATAGTTACCTTGTATTAGTTTTACCCCGAACGGAAATTGAAAAGTTGCCTCCCAAGTATCAGGAGCGATATCAATTAAGTCCGACCCGAAAGTAATAACTCCGCCGGTAGGTATTACACTATTCGAAGAAGGTAGCCCGCCGTCGTCCTCAACTAAGTCAAAATTTTCCATTGCCTGATAAGCGTCTAAATAAAGATGGAATTTTTTAATAGAGTCAAAGTTAGCCCGAAACCTAAAAGAAATGTAATCTTGTCCTGCGTTTATAGCGAAAGAGTCGGGCGACCCACCAGAAGACTCGTCTATTATATCGGCAGTAGCAGTTTCGTAGACCTCTGCCAGATAATCGTTTAAGTCTGCCCCGAAACCTAATAAAGTAACTTCTGTATATTTTTCCTTTTCTGAAAAGTAAGGATGATACTCGCTAATAAAACCCTGAAATAAGTTTTGCCCTTCCGGAGTTTCTTTATCCTGAACTGTAATTATTACTTTATTATTAAATTCTATATCGGTTCCTAAAGTATCGGGGTCTCTAGCTAGCAATAACTTAATTTCACTACCAGCCGAATTTAACTCTTGTGTAAAGGAAGGTTCGCTAGCAACGTCGTCCCAAGTAGTTAGGAAATTATCAGCGTTATCGTAAACTTTATAACTGTAAGTTTTTTGGTCTGGGCTACTCATAGATAATCTCCAAGGTTATATCTGCTGGGTCAAACTGGTAACTTTTCGACTCCTCTTGTGCCGGAGTAATAACCGATAAACCTTTTCTTTCTCTAATATAAAAATCAGGCTGGTTATTATAAAGAGTATCAGCTGAGACTAACCAAAATCTTGCGGGATTTCCATTATCAAATTGCGTTTGTATATACTCAATCATCGCTTTATTAGCTAAGAAACTCTGATCTCTAGCCGGCGGAAAGAATATAAACTGCGAGTTTCTAGACCCTAGTATCGGGTAAGTTACAGGGTCGTTTAGAGTATCTAGGTCTATAAAATCGCCAACAGCCAATGTACCAGAACCCCAATCGTACTGGACGAGTAGTATATCGGTATAGCTAGTAGTTCCGGAATTAAAGGCAGTATTTATACTTAACTTAACGTCTTTTATAACTGCTCCAGCAGGTATAGAAGCTAGGCTAAAGGAAAGTCCGGTAACGTCTACGTAGTAATCAAAACTAGGGTCTGCGACAATTTGGTGACCTACGTTATAAAGACCGTTTGCGTAAGGGTCAAGTTCTATAGTTGCTATAGCTGTCCCTTTTCTAGCTTCGTCTAACCCATTAGGTACTCCGATAACCGAAGAACGAACGTAACCAGAGTTAGACTGGTCAACCGCTATTGTTACGCTTTTTCTGTAAGCCATATTAGATATACCTCTTAGTATAAGAAAAGCCGAAAGTAACGCTACGGCCAGTAAAATTATCTTCATAGACTAGCTTTCTGGAAGTCCCTGGCTCGAAACTTAAAAACTTGCCGGTATAATCTACTTCAGTTCCGTTTACTGTTAAGGTCTTAGTAAAGCAATTAACTACTAGAACGTCGGTATTAACCCAATCTCTAGTGATACTTATTTCTTCGCCGGTATCGGGATTAGTCAAAGTAACTATCTTACCAGTCGCCCCACTTAGCGAAGCAAAGGTGAGAGTGATAGTAGGCAAGGCTTTATAGTTACCTAAAATGTTAAAGGTCTTTTCGCCGTAGAAGGCAGTTATAGCCGCACCCATCGCTATAGCGGTCGATTGCTCTCTATAACCGAACGGGTCGGAACAGATAAAATTGATAGAAAATGGTATAAAGCCACCTTGAGCCTCACTAAAGGTGATATTTTGCATTGTAGCGGTATAGACCCTCTCAAAGCCCCCTTGGTCTATTTTCAGAGGCTTTTCTTTAGGAGTAAGGTATTGCATTAGATTGTCTCTTGCTAACTCGGCTGCGGGGCGATTAGGAGCGATTATGGTTCCATCGATGATAATTTCACGCTGATTAAAGTCCGCCGAGACCATTTTACCGCCGTCGTCGTTAGCCAAGCTCTTAGAATTGACCGCTCTAGTTGGGATAGAGTGGGATAATCTTTTAGTGAACTGAACGTACTCGACGTTGTCGAGGCGAACATAATTAAAATAGACTGGAAACAAATTATTATTTGCCATTGTTTATAGTCAAACCCATTTGGGCAAGCTCCGTATTTCTACTTAATCTTTGTAAAAAGTTATCTGCTTGGACTTCCGAACCGATATTTATTGGCCCAGATATATTAGTCGTTACCGAGCGGTTATTTACTGTATCGCCGACGTTAGAAATAGCCGCCGGAGATAATCTACCCTCGAACCCTTTAGTTAGGTCTCCTATATCCTTGAACATAGTTCCGTAGAGGTCTGATATCCTAAGAGTACCTTTTTCTACCATTTGAACTAGACTAGGAGAGTGCTTACTAAAAGGATTTAACTTACTTAGACTATTACTAACGCTACTCATCTGGCTCTTAATCCAATTAAAGGCATCTCTAAACGGCCCAACTATAGCGTTATATATAGAACCAGCTAAATTCTTGATATTAGTATAGAGCGACTTATACCAGTTAATAGTAAATTTTATATATTTAATAACTAAGGTCAAGAATTGAGCTACAAATTTTAGGTGTCTCACAAAGACAACTAAAGCCCCGATAACTAAAGCTCCGGCGACTACTGCTAGAACTTTTAGAACGGGGATAAGTATTGGCTTTATTAAGACCCATAAATCTCTTAGAGCCGGCCAAAGTTGGGTTTTAATAGTTTTCCATAAATCTTTAACCGCCGGTAAGACGTAAGTCCTAAAGGCAGAAGCGAAAAGTAAAAAGCCGGTTTTAACCGTATTTATAAAAGGCATAAAGGCGTTTATTGTATTCTGTAGGCCGCCGAAGTGTTGGATTAACTTCTGTAAACCTAGTCCTAATAAAGCACCGGCCGCTATAAAAGGTATAAGCGGCGCCATCGTAGCGATAATACCGGCGGCTAGAGCCGCTAAAGCGGGAACTAAGCCACCGGCTATCGCTCCGGCGATAATAGGTAAGTGAGGTGCAAGCTGGCCTAATAATGCGGTAATTCTTTTCAAAAGACCCTCTGGGCCTCCCATAGAGGCGAGCCACTCGTTAAACTTATCAACCAATGGGGCTAATCGTTCGACAATAGCCTGTCCGACTAATTCTTGGAAGTCGTTAAAAGTATTTCTTAATCTAGTCATAGAACCGGCAAATGTAGTACCGGCTGCCTTAGCTGAACCGCCAAATTCTGTTTTTAGCTCTTTTAATATCATCGCTTGAGCCTTAGCAGCTTGACCAGTTTCTACTAATCTTTTAATAGTCTCTTGGTCGGTCTTATTAAAATTAACTCCGACTCTACGTAAAGCGGTTACTCCTAGTATCGGGTCTTGTAAAGCCTTACCTAATTGAATTGCAGAGGATTTAGTATCCTGACCTAACGCTTGAGACATATTAAGCATTGTTTCGGTAGCCTCTGGGAAAATATCCTTACTTATTTTGGTAAAGGTTAAAAGTAGGTTCTCGCCGGATTGGACTTGCTCGTCGGAAAATACGGTCGTACTCTGGAAAGCCTTAGCCAGCTTACTAACTTGGTTAGCGGTAACTCCGGCAACGCCGCCGGTAGATTTTAATACTGCCTTAGTTTGCGTTAATACATTTTGGCTTTCTTGAAAGGCTTGTACCGACTTAACGCCGAATAGCGCTGCCCCTCCTGCGGCCGCAGTTAAACCTCCCAAAAGAGCAAACGAGCCAGTTTGGGCAGACTTCATCAACTTAGAGAAAGCCCCAGTCTTTTGGCTGGCTTTATTTAGACCCTGCTCGTAAGGTTTAGAGTCTAAATCTAGAGTTCCTTTTATCGCAAATACTTCTGTAGCCATAATAAAAACCGCAATTAGTTCTAAGAGCTAAAGAATTGCTTTAACTCGGTCAAACCTTCTGCGGTGTAATCCTGACCTTCTTCAATTTCGTCTATTATATCACGGCTTTCTCTTTCTAGTGAAGATAGATAATTCTTACCGCCGTCTTTGGTAAACGGCGCGGCCGAAGCGATAACCTTATCTATCTGTTCTATCGCGTCTAATCTTAAAGACTGCTCTAACAAAGCATAGAACCTAATCGCATATTCGTCGAGTATAGTTTCTACGGTGTAGCCTGGGTATCTTCTAAGGAAGTAGGCGAGGACTCGGAGAAATCGGACTTTTTTTTTGACTCCTGATTTGCCGGAGTAATACCAGCGGCCTCAAGAGCCTTTTTATCTTCGGGTGTAGAAAGACTATCTAGAAATTCTAGTAATCGGCCGGCTTGGTCTATAGAAATATCTATATTATCTTTCTCTAAATCGGGGATTATTGGGTAAAGAAGTTTAACAAACCGCTCTAAAGCTGCTATGGCAGTTGGCTCGTCGACTCGCTCTTGCTTAAAGACTTGGGCTAGTTTAGTCAATTCTATAAGAGACTTTAGCTTCGGAGGCTCGACTATATAAGTCTTACCGCCTAACTTAACTTCGCCTTTGTCCGGCATTATTGTATCAAGGTCAAGTTTCTTAGTATCAACTGCCATAGAACAGCTTCTTTCAACAATAGCTCGCTAAGTTACTAGCTTACGTTGGTTATACCAATGTGGCCAAATCTGCGGCCATCTCCGTAAGTTTCGTCTATCAGCGCTTTGAACGTTACCTTAAAAATTCTCTGATTGTCAACCTCGTAGTTCATCTCTACGCTAGATATAGGAACAGCTTTGTAAATAACGACATCTTCGTTAGTTACAGCGGCCGCGTCGGCTACTGGGTGAAGAACCAAAATCGCCGCCTTATTAGTCCTAAGACTATAACCGGCAGAGCGACCTAAGTTCACTCTATCGCCTTGCGAACCAGTGCTTAAATCGGAAGCACCGATAGCCCGATTGAGGTTTCTTACACTAGGCTCGGCTAACGAAACTTCAATCTCTAGGCTCTCGCCTGTAAGTACCATATCTATCGGAGATGAGCCGTACTTATCGGCCGTAACGTCTGCGAAGTCAGGCTCGTAAACAAAGTTTACCCCTTCCTTGGTATTACCCAAGTTCACGGAGTTAAACACTATGTTCGAAACCCCTATACGCAGGTTACGAATATCTGGCGACGTATAAAAGTCTGCCATAACTTACCTCCTCACTAAGATATTAGGTCAAGGTTTCGGTAAGTCAGTTCGAACGACGCTTTTAATAGTTTGCGGTCGTTCACGTCACTGTCCAAGTCATCTATCCGACCTAATGCCTTGATATTATATATCTGGTAATCTGGTAGAAAGAGAACGGCGTTACGGTGTAGAAGCTCGAATACTTGGTGTATTTTAGCGTCGGCCGCACCGTGGTCTTTATACCGCGCCCAGACGTCGATGGTCTGGTACTCGACCCCAGTATACTTATCAGGCTGGTTACTTGGTACTGATACCAACATAATAGCATCTTCTATATCTTCTGGCAACTCGCCGATAAAGATAGTAGTTCCGACTACACCTATATTATTTTCTTCTAACCAATCCGCTAATTGAGAGGCTATCATATTCTTATAGTAGCAAAAGCCCTTCTAAAATACTCGTCCTTATTTCTTAATACCGCTTCGGCAGGGTCTCTTAAATATCTGCTTTTCCTGCCCTTCTTAAACCCGTGCGGCGGGGTTTCGAACTCCCACCTTCTAGCGTAAAGTGCGTCCGCCGGTGGGCCTTCTCCAAATCTAATCTCGTGGCGCATTAGTCCTAACCTTTTAACTCTACCGGTATTCTGTAGAGTACCCTTATCGTGCGGTACTTGTTGCTTAGAGCGACGTTCTATATCTAGCATCATTAACGCTATCGACTTATCTAACGCTAGAACGCTTTTTGCCTTATATTCTCTTGACTTATCGGTTATTTTTATCACGATATCAAATTAAACCTCTTTAGATAACACTTTAGAAACTCGACGTTATTTTCGAAAGTCCGCGACTTAACTATCCTCTCGACTCTAAAGGTCTCGTCGTCGGCGTTTAGTACGTCTCCTCTAGAAATATCCTCGCCAGGGTTAAACCAAGCGATAGCATCCGAGCCGGTTTCTTCCATATTGGCTCGACCACTAAGAGTCGAAGTAATATATCTAAATCTGCCTATTAGAGTTTGGTTTAGGTTGGGGTTGTAGTTTATTAACTTACCATAACGGTCTACCCGCATCGCTACTTTAACGATGCTTTGGTTCATTTCTGGTTTCATAAACTATATTATAGCAGGACTTTTTGATAACCTTCCAGTAGACCTTTATTTACGTCGTCTATTAGCTTCCCGTATTCTTCCGCGTAGCCTTCGATAGACCGTTTAGTAAAGTTCTGGGGGTTCTGTAATATCCTCGAAACTAGAACGGTAGCAACTATAGAAATGGGATTTGGTATAGCGGCCTGTCCTAAATCGCCAACTATTTTTATATTCTTACTACCAATAGTCCATCGCCCACCTCTAAGTAAAACGCTATTTTTATAAGCAGTATTAAGGGGATAAAGAACGTAATCTTCGCCTTCAACTAATAATAAAGTTACGTCTAAGTCGTCGTCTACATAGGAAATAGAGTCTATAGTCGCCCAATCTTCTATAAATAACTCTCTTTTACCGGTGCCGTCGTAGTATCTAGTAACATCGGTATCTGCGTTAAAAGTCCTGCCCGTATAAGTATCAATAAAAGTCATCACCGCGCTAATAGCGGTTTCTAGAGTAGTTACCTCGTAATCTGAAAGAGGCCGCTTAAGATAAGCCTCGATTTTAGCTTGGTCGGTATAGTCTGCCATAGTCTAGACATTGGTAGCTTCACAATGCTTACATTTTAATTCCGAATAGTTGCTGTAGAACGGGGGCTGTTCGAAGCCAGGGTGGCAGATACAACCGCATTTTTCTACCTGCGGTTCTTCTTTAGTTTCTTTCGGTTCTAATATAGCCTCGTTCTTTGCGTCTTTTATCATAGCTTACCCCCTTAGCCCTGCCCTCGGACAGCAAGGGCAGGATAAGGTAATAAACCTTAGCTAATTAGGATACTGTACCTGTTCCGATTAGCACGAAAGCCTCTGGGAATTGAACCAAGTTGTTAGCTCGGAACTCCGCCCTAAGAGCTTTAGCGTTCTGCTCGGCTAGGTTGACAGCATTAGCACCAGAGTCGTGAACTGTCGCCTCGGTAAGAGTGGTGAGGTTAAGTCCGGCTTTCCTAATAAGGGTGCTAAACTTCAAGTTCCCAAAGACAATGAAGGGTTCGTTTTCGTCACCCACTACATTGATATCGGGTAGAACTTCGACTAACTCATAAGGATAGCCCCAGATAGTACCGGTGACTCCACCGTTTACCCCAGGTTGCCAAATGTAGTTATCGTTTTGGTCTTTAATTCTTTGAACTAAACCAAGCAAGGTTCGGTGAAGGTAGAATTTAGCACCTACTAAAGCTCCTCCGTGAACCGTATAAATTGCTCTGTTTATATCATCGAAGTCAAGGTCGGCAAGAGCCGCACCTATAGTGACCGCGCCAGTACCGGCGGTACGTAGAATACCGCTAGTTGCGTCGGTAAAGACAAGAGTATCAATCAATCGGGCGCTTTCGAGGGCGAAGTCTTGGGTCAATTCGCTAAAGATATTGACTGCCGCATCTTCGTTTAGCTCGTCAGTTACGATTGCGATACCTGCAAACTTTCTCAAGTTTACGGTGTCTTGACCGAACGTCATCTTAGTTCCGGTCTTGGCAACGAGTTCGCCGGTTTCGTACATAGTTACTCCGCCAACTTTCTTGTTAAGAACAAGCGAGTTGGAACTAATAGTAACCGTTCTAGCGTCCCGCGCGGCTACTCCGTACACATCTTCAAGACGTGCAACTTCTGCGACGAAGTCTCGGTCAACTAGGAAACCACCATCGGCGTTAGTAGTTTCGTTCTGATAGCCAGCTTTCTCTATTGCGTACTCGTTAAATCGCTTTAGAGTCGGTTGGTCATCTCGCATAAGAGCCTGAAGTCCTTTGAAGAACCTCACCTCTTTCGACATCTGTTCGATATCGGTTTTAACTTCTACAGTTGGAGTGTTAGCACCAATGTTTTTACTAACCACTGGCTCTATCTTCTCAACTGCTTTAGTTACGGCCTCGTCGACCTTTTTGGTAAGAACACCGGCAACTGAATTAGTAATCTTTTCCAAGGCATCCTCGGAAAGAATTACCTCGTCGACAGTATCACCATCTTGGTCGTCTTTGGCTTTGGCCTCGGCTTCTAACGTTTCGAGTTCTTTTGCTTCCTCGTCGGTTAGAGTTTCGCCTTTAGCCTTTTTTTCTTGTAACTCTTTTAGTCTTTCCATTATTACCTCCATCTAGTTATCAGTACCAGATAGAATTTTGTTCACGCCGACTATAATAAGTTCGACTTGCTTATCGATAATCTGCGCGTGCTTCTTGGTCGTGACTAAAACCAACTTACGCTTACCCTTATTCTCACGCTTGTCGGTGACAAAGGCGGTTTTAATAGTATCCGCCATAGCCGACATCTGGGTTTGTAGCCCAGAAATTTGAGATGATAGGGTTTCAATACTTTTATCTTCGTCGATTTCTTCTATAGACTTAAATTCTGGTGCTTCTTCATCAAAATCTCCGTAATGACTCTTTAGGTGGTTATAAATTCCTTTTCTGTCTCCGCTAGGTACGTCTACTCCGCCTCTTGCTCCTAGTAAAGCTCCCATAGCGGCTTTAACTCCGTTCCAAACTACGGAGTGAGAACCGGCCGCTAAGTGGTGGGGAAGTTTATAACTAGATTTAACGTCAGGATTTTCGCTATCGAACCAAGTAGAGATTGCCTTTAGTTTCGTCATATCGTCGCCGCATTCTCTAATCTGCATTGGCCCATTCCAAGCCATATCTTTATCGGCGAGTGGGGTTTTCTTATAGCCGATAACGCTCTTATCGGATATACTCTTATCTTCGCTGTCAGTAACTTCGCTAAATTCTTCAATCTCGTTAGTTTCTAGACCTTTACTTTTAGCGGTTACCATAGCTTCGCTATTAGCTGGCACCGGAACGACGCTAAATTCTAGCATCTCGCTTGCCGTCCAAGTATTATTTTCTTCGTCAAACTCTTTACCTATAAAACCAACCGAAAGACCGGTTAGATAACCACCGAGAATTAAGTTATATACCTGATTGGCAAGCATTGAGATTTCGGTAGCGAGCTTAAAACGGGCGATAAGCTGTCCGGCAGATTTGCGTAAAGATTGGGTTCTACCTATTGGTAGGCTTTGATAATCGTGGCCGTATAGGACTGGGCCTCCGGCGGCCATAAACTTTTTAACGTTTAGACCTTTTATATCTATCTTCTCGCCTTGTCTATCTATATCCTCGGTTGCGACTATACCCTCGACTTCGCCTTCGGCAAGTTTCTGGGCTTTAATAAGTTTAACTAATAATTGCTTTTTTAACATCTTACTCCTAACAAAAATCCGCAAATAAATATACGCTTGTATTGACTCAAGGTCATTTATTTACGGACTACTATGGTCTCTTTATTTAGTTTTCAGTACGATTTTATTATATTGACTTCTAGGCTTACTGTCAATAGCGAACGAGTCGCGCTGGCTAACTATATATAATCGATTGACTGCCTTACAACGGTGGCACTTAATCGAACCGACTGCGGTTGAGAATAATCCTAGCATACCGGCGCAGTTAAAACAGCGAACGTCTGGGATATTTCTACTCATATTGTACCTTTCCGCTTATAGAGTAAGGTTCGATAGTTATTATTCTATCAGAACCTAATTTACCTTGTATATAACTTACTTTAATTTCGGCCTCTATACCGCTTGCCTTAATCGCCAAATTGTAATTCTTTTCTAGGACAAACTTAGGATACCTAATCTTCTCGGATAGTAAGAAATACCTTAACGACTTAGTAATTTTAACTTCCCTAAATATCGAGTATTTAAGGGACTTAGTTATGGCGTTTTCTTTGAAGATATAATAGGTTAGCGATTTAGTTATCGCTTGGTCGGTTAAGACTTCGTAAGTAAGACCTTTGGTTATAGATACCGTTCTAAAGATAACGTACCGAAGCGATTTGGTTATAGCGTTTTCTAAAGCGATGCTATAAGTAAGACTCTTGGTTATCGCTACACCCTCTATAAATATCCGGTAGGTTAGGGATTTAGTAATTGGGTTTTCGGTAATAACTGTATATTTAAGGTCTTTAGTTACAGATAGACCTTGGCCTTCAATAACGTAAGTTAAGNTNTTAGTAATCGTAACTTCGGCTAGAACTTTATANACTAGCGTNTTGGTAATAGCTGTCTCTATAGATATATAGTAGGTTAGGCTCTTAGTAACTGCCGCCGGAGTAGTTATAATCGTGTATTTAAGACTCTTAGTAACCGACTGCTCAGATAGAACTACGTATTTAAGAGACTTCGTTATAGAGGTGGGAACGACTACTATATATTCTAGGGATTTAGTTATCGCCGTATCGGTAATAATTCTGTAAGTTAGCGACTTAGTAAGGGTAGTATCGGTAAGAACCGTGTATTTTAGGCTCTTGGTTATTGCTTGCTCGCTAGTAACTATATAGGTAAGCGATTTCGTAACTGCAGTATCGGTAACTACCCGATAAGTTAAACTTTTAGTAACGGCATTATCTGTAATAACTTCGTAGGTAAGACTCTTAGTTATAGAGGTATCGGTAAGAACCGTATACTTTAGGGATTTTGTAATCGCGGTAGTAGTTACCTGCTCGAAACCGAAGTTAATCTGGTCGGTCTTTAGTTGGAACGGGGCTAAGACCGCGTAGGTTAAAGACTTAGTAATTGCGTTTTCTTTTAGAACCTCGTAATTTAAGGATTTAGTAACCGATATTTCTTTAATTACTTTATAGGTAAGAGATTTCTGAACAATTAAAAGGTAATAAACCTTAACTTGTATATGGTCAATGTTTAAGCGGTTAGTATCTCCTGTACCTAACTGAAGTCCTCTAAGTCTAAAGTTAGCATCGCTAAACTCGTCTCTTGTCCAGCTTCTACCCCAAGTATCTGCACTCCCACCATAGGTCTTATTATCATCCGGAGTAGCGCTAAAAGCGGTAGAGTCTTTAGCGGTAGAATATGTAGAGCCACCATCCCAAGAAAGAGCTAATCTTAATCTCCTATCATTGCCAGCCCCGTTTTGGGCGTGTCCCTCAACCGTAGCTTCAATACCTACGATTATCGCATTTGCAGGTAAAGCGCTGATAATATCAAAGGTAGAGTAAATTTCAAAAGCACCGTTACTAATAGTATCCGCATAAGCATCATCAGTAGCGTGGGCATTATCCGGAAGTGTCCAATGAGCCGCCGCATTCGCTGTAGGTGACTTAAATCCTGTATCAGCCATTATGCGCCCTCCTGATAAACTCTAATCGTAACGTGATTATTAGCATCGTAGTAATCTCCAACGCCAACGGTTATAGAGCCGTCTAAATCGAAGTCGGTATCTGCTCCGGTAGTATTATCGCTATCTAAGTTTTCCCAACTCGCTAAGGTATAGTTATAAATCTGTAAGTAAACTGTCGAAGTAGTAGGGGCAAGTTCGGTCTGCCCGTTCCAATGTATATTTATATCGTCGGTGTCGTTATCGTGCCTATATCTATAATGGTGTATTGCAAATTCTACCCCTTCACCTTCTATAGCCACTCTTACCGCGTCATCGGTCGCAACGTCTAGATAGTCTTGCGAAGAATACTGCGTTGCTAGAGGAGTTTCGTTGGCCGGTAGGCTCGCTTTGGCTTCCCTTGTATAAAAGGTTCTAGCTATAGCGTAAGTTAAACTCTTAGTAATAGCGGTATCGGTTATAACCTCGTAAGTTAGGTTTTTAGTAACCGCTACTTCTTTCAATACCCGATAAGTCAGGCTCTTAGTTATCGCAGTCTCTACCACAACGTGATAAGTTAAAGATTTAGTTAAACTATCGGTGGTTAAGACCCTATATTCTAGGGACTTAGTTACTGCCGACGGGGTAGTAAAGACCGTATATTTTAAGCTCTTAGTTACTGCCTGTTCCGAAACTACTATATAGGTAAGACTTTTGGTTACTGCCGTATCAGTTACGACTCGATAAGTCAACGATTTAGTAATCGAGGTAGAAGTTAAGACCTCGTAATTAAGAGATTTAGTTATTACTATATCCGTTAGGATTTCGTAGGTAAGAGCTTTGGTTATAGCCGAGTCGGTAATAACTGTATATTTAAGAGATTTAGTAAGCGCTTCTGCTTGCTTAACCGTATACTTTAGGGATTTTGTAATCGCCTGTTCGCTGGTTACTATATAAGTAAGAGACTTCGTAATCGAACTATCTGTTAAGACGGTATATTTTAAGGACTTCTGTATTAGAACCGGCGCGGCGGCCTCAACCTCGTAGGTAAGAGACTTGGTAATAGAACTATCGGTTAGTACGCAATACTTTAGAGATTTAGTTATCGGCTGTTCTATAAAAACCCGATATTCTAGAGATTTAGTTACAGAGTCGGAAGTTAATACTGTGTATTTAAGAGATTTAGTAACTGCCGTATCCGTTAGAACCGTATATTTCAAAGACTTAGTAACAGACTGCTCGGAGGTAACTATATAAGTTAGGCTCTTTGTAACTGCTGTATCGGTTAGAACCCGATAGGTAAGAGATTTCGTAACCGCAGAAGGGGTTGTGATAATTGTATATTTAAGAGATTTCGTAATCGCAGCGACTTCGGTAGTAACTGTATATTTAAGACTCTTTGTTACGGCGTTTTCTTTTAATACTCTGTAGGTGAGGGACTTCTGCACTGCGGTATCTGTTAAGACGGTATATTTTAGGCTTTTGGTAACCGCAATTTCTTTTAGAACGGTATATTTTAGTGATTTTTGGATTGTTTCTGTAGAAACCGCCGAACCTAAATTGTAAACTGTGAAGTTATCGGTGTCGTTGTCTGCATCCATATCATCGCCGGAATTTACCAATACCGTACCACCACCCCAAGCTAATCCTGCTTTGCCTGCGGCGGTTATATCGGTGTCTGTGGCAGAAGCTACTTCTACGCCATCTATATAGAATTTGAGAGCCGAGCCGATTATTTCTAATTTACAAATCGCACCGTTATAAGGTGGGGAAAAAGCAGAACCTAAAGTAGCCCAACCACCTGCCGTAGTTCTTTTATAAAGCTGGCAAGTATTAGTTCCGCCTTGGTCGTTTATGCGAACTGCGTACATATTATCTGCGTCCTGAACCCTTACCAAAGCGTATTGAGGAGAAGAAGTACCAGCATCCAAAATGCACATTTCAAACTCAACTGCGTAATCAGCCGAGGGGTAGGTTGCGTCTGCGGTATAGATAACCCCATCATTCAAATCTCCTGCGGGACTGGCTCTATCTGTAGCCGCCATAGCGGAAGCCCCTGTACCTGCAGAACTGGCTAATCGTGTCCAGCTTGTTCCTATATCTGGGGTTTTGCTTTCAAGTGCGGTATTTGAGGAAACTGCAAACTGGTCTCTAAAGACCATACTGGCGGTCTTTTCCCAATAACCAATGTAAGCCCACATCTGCGAAATCCAAACGTCAGGGGTTGCATCAGGAGCCGAGGCACCAATTTGTGCTCCGTCCCACATTGGAGGTGTCCAGCTTCCACCACCTTGAGGGTCGGTGTAGGAAACTAATTTGTATATTCTAGTAGCACCGGCAGTATCGTCGTGGGTATTAAAGCTGGCAGAAGCAATAGCGGTAGTAGTTCCTGTAACTGTAGTACCGCTTGCCTGAGATTTAATTCTAGGTAGCCAAGAACAGGCTGTTGCAGTTTCACCTCTTACCCTCGCACCAACCGCAACAAATCCAATTAAAGCGTCAGAAGGTAGCCCAATATCAGCACTACTCTGCATATTGTATTCGGGGGTTTCAGTAGTATCTATCTCAATATAATCGGCATCATCGTTGTCATTTATACTCGTGTAAAGTCCGGCGGTAGCGGCGTTGTCTCCTGCGGCGTTAGGCAAGGACATTACTAGCTTTATTCTATTAGGCCAGCTTTCAAAATCTGCTCCGTTTGCGTGGGTAACAATTACACAATCGTCAAAGTAAATTGTGGCTGTCTCTGCTCCCATAATCCCAATTTCGCTGTATCGGTGATTTGCACCGGCAGATATAGTCGCTCCTTCGGCTACCATAACTCCGTTGAGCTTCAATTTAGCGTCGTTACCTCCGTGGGTGGTACCAACGTCAAGCTCAATGACATTTTCAAAGCTATCTAGGGTAATTGCAGGTGTATCTGAACCTAGTTGTACCGCCCCGCTATCGTCCCAAAGCTCCAAAGTACCATTTGAATTTATCCTTACCGAAGTATGGTCGCCGCCGCCGTCAGAAAGTTGGATTATTTTGGTAAGCCCAGAAGGTAAACCCCCTGTAGGAACGTAAATAGCGTACTGTCTAACAAAATCATCTGCGGTTTCGTTTGACTCCAGCCTTACCGATATTTCCGAGCCAGTAGAAGCAAATTTTAGGGAAGCCGCACCACTTCGTTTGATAGAAGTGTCGATTGTAGGTACACCGACTTTAGAATGTAACTCAACTGTGTCGGTTAAATCTTGTTTTTCAAACCCTGTTATATGAATTACCGACATCTAAATATCTCCAAACTTAGATAATAAAGCTCCGGTTAAATCGGTTTTACTATCAACAACCCAAATCTTTGCACAATTATCTTGGTTGGCTAGTTTTGTAAGCCAGATTACAATTTGCTCTTTGGAGTAGTCTTGCCCGCTAAACCAGATAAATCTAGCGTTAGGAAGGTATAGTTGGCCGGTAGTGGCTTTAATAAGCTCGTCCTTAACGGATTTATCTACCTTATCGCCTATACCTATATAAAATCTAATATAGCGTTCGGTAGGGGAAGTAGATTTGAGGATATAAGTATCTTCGTTTTTCTCAACCGCCAGTTTATTTAAGTCGGTAAACTTGCTGATTAAAGTAGACAGGTCAATAGAACCGACCGAGTTGTCGATTGCTACTAAAATTGCATAAGTTTGAGGTATGTTAAAATTAGCTTCCAATTATTACGATACATTACTGTCCTTCTATTTTAATTCTGTTTGTATCCTCCGTCACTACAACATTATCGTTCGGCATTATTACTAATATCACTTTATGCGAAGCACCTTGAAAGTGGGTTTCGTAGCCGAAAGTATAGAGCGTATAAAGAAGCTCGTTAGTATTTAAGTTCCTCGTTCTTTTGTATTTGTGAATTAGTTTCCTAGAGGGGTGCCAGTCTATATCGAAGAACTTACCGGTTTCGTGATTTACCATACGAAACACTCTCATCTGAGGTTGATTTATTTCTCTAAGTTGGTGGAAATTACCGTCGTCGTCGAATTGTTTGAGGACTGTACCGTCTAGATAATTGACTTCCCAACACCATTTCTCTATAGGTACTTTTTCATCTTCGCCCGTTTCGGGTCGATGATAAGTGTAGATTTCTTGCATTGTATTGCTCCTTTCGCATTGTATTGCTCGGTTTGAATTGTAAAGGTTTACTTTTCTGCTTTTCTTGCTTCGCCTCGTTTTAAGGCGTTCTCGCTTACTCTCTTAAATCTTTCGCCTAAGTGGTCTTGGTCGGTAGGTGTAAAACCAGTCGTTTTACAAATATGACTTAAATAAATTTCTTCACTTTCGAATTTTATAGAACATTGTCCGCAGGTAGCCATAGTTAAGCTGTTTCGTCGTACTGGTAGTTCATCGTAGAAGTAGAACCAGCGACATCAGCGACGTTAGTTTGTATTTGGTGTACTAAGAAGTCAGAGTATCCGGCCGCGCTTCTAGAACCTGCTAAAGAACCATCTATACCAAGGTTGGCACCAGAAGGCTCGGAAGTAGGCATTGTTTGAGTTGCTACGGTAGAGTCAGAAGCGGTCGGTGCGACGTATTCTTTTCTATCGTAAGAAGTTTCTCTAGCGTTGGTAACGTGGACTGCCGCACCACCTAAAGCCGACGTTCTCCAAACTTTAAGATTATCAATAAGAGAAGAACCGCCCATCGCCGTAATATGCACCTTTTGGTATTTTTCGAAAGTATTTGCGTCTGGTACAACGGGGTTAGCTACAGGGTCTAAGTTTGGGTCGTCAACCGAACCCATATCGGTATCAGATATATTGTGTGTAAATTCACCCTGAATTATATAAGACTCGGTAGAGTTAAATATATCTGCTGATAAGGAAAGGACGGTAGCGCTATCAACGGCGGTTACAAAAGCGAAAAGGTTATCGGTAGAGTTCCAAACCTCGTCCCCTACGTCAACGCCCTCGGCAGTAAAGTTTGCGGCACTATCCGTCAGCTTATTGGCTGTAACGGTAGTGTTTGTACCTGTCGACTTTTGAGCATCATTTGCTTCATCAATCTCAACTGTAGCGGCCATATTAGTTATACTATAAAGTTAGTACCCTCCGTTTGTCAATAGATATAATTTTAAGTAGTTCTCCTAGTAATATCTTC